ATTGGGCTAGCTATGGTGGTACACATAATGGCCCAACCTGTAGCAGAGCCAAAGGTCTATGCGTAGAAGGGCGCGAAACACCCCAAGCTCATAACTGCATATTATTGACATTTCGGGCATAATGTGCATATGGGATTATTGGAAACTATCGGCCTGCGTAAGAAAAAGCTAGAGGCGCAATTATCGCCGCCTCTGATGCAGCAGGCCTATGGCATGGGGGCCTATAGCTTCAGCGGCACCTATAACCCAATCGGCGCACCTTATATAAGCCGCGATCTGGCGTTGCAATGTGCAAGCGTAGTCAGATGCCGCAATCTTATATGCGGCACGATCGCTAGCATCGGTTTGGAGTTGATACAGAAAAACACCGGGCGCAGGTTGGCTAACCCGGTCTGGCTGGATCAACCCGACATTAGACAACCGCGCAGCGTGACCATAGCTTTCACGGTAGAGAGCTTGTTGATGTATGGCACCGCCTATTGGCGGGTGACCAGTCTATACGAGGATGATCTAAGGCCTAGCGGTTTTGAGTGGGTCGCTAATACGCGCGTAAGTATTACCACCGATCAATTCGGTGATGAGGTTGATTACTACACCGTCAATGGCGCGCGCGTACCAGATAGCGGCATTGGATCATTGGTCACTTTCCAGAGTCTCTTGCCCGGAGTCTTAGACACGGGCGGGCGCACAATACAAGCGGCGTTAGATATACAGAAAGCCGCCAGCGTTGCAGCTGCTACGCCGATGGCAACCGGGTTTATTAAAAATTCCGGAGCTGATCTACCAGAGGCACAGATTCAAGGCTTGCTGGCTAGTTGGAGAGCTGCGCGCAATTCCCGTAACACGGCTTATCTGACTAGCACTTTAGATTATCAGACCGTGGGTTATTCGCCCAAAGACATGATGTATAACGAGGCATCACAGTATTTAGCTACTGAGATAGCTAGACTGATGAACGTACCGGCATATTACATAAGCGCGGACATGAATAACTCAATGACTTACCAGAACATATTAGATGCGCGCAAGGAGTTTGTCGCCTATTCGTTGCAGCCTTATATCAGCGCGATAGAAAACCGCCTTAGCATGGACGATTTGACAAAGCGCACTAATGTTGTGCGTTTCGCGTTAGATTCAACTTTCCTACGCGCCGATACTTTGTCACGTTTGGCAGCGATAGAGAAAATGCTAGCGCTAGGTTTAATAGATCTAGAGCAGGCACAGAGCATGGAACAACTAAGCCCCTATGGATCTACAGAGAGGTTAATAGATGAGATTAACGTTTAGCGGCAACATAGAAGCGGTAGATAATGGCGAGCGCCGCACCATTTCAGGCAAGATCGCACCGTATGGAGAGGTAGGCAACACCAGCGCGGGGCGCGTGGTCTTTGCTGTGAATTCTATAAGCGTGCCAGAGACAAAGAAAGTCAAACTGCTCATGTCTCACGACAATAGCAACGTTGTGGGAAGGATGCAGAGCTATAGCAGCAATTCCAGCGGTCTATTTGGCAGCTTCAAGGTGTCGGCTAGCTCGCGCGGTACCGATGCGATCCTATTGGCGCAAGAGCAATTAATTGACGGCCTTAGCGTTGGCGTTGACGTGGAGGATTCGGAACAGAAAAAAGATTATTTATTGGTTACGGCTGCCGTATTGAAAGAGGTAAGCCTAGTGGAGAGCGCGGCTTTTCCAAGCGCGACCGTGTTAGATATTGCTGCAATTAACAACGCAGTAGATGAAAAAGAAGCTCAAGAAACCGACAAGAAGGAGACAACGGTGAATAAAACCCCGGAGGTAGCAGAGGAAAGCGCGAAAGTGCCAGATGATGCTGCTAGCAATACCGATGACGTGGGCGCTACTGCACCAGTAGAGGCCGCGCGCAAGATCATTAGGCCAAGTGCGTTAAACACTCAAAGGGTACGCACGCCAATCGTCAGCATGGCAACCTATACAGAGCATAAGATAAAGGCGGCTCTAGGTGATGATGATTCCAAGCTCTATATCCAAGCAGCAGATGACTCATTTACCACTAATCCGGCATTTAGCCCGGTTCAATACTTAACCGAGTTTGTCAGCAATACCAATTTTGACACGCCCACAATTAATGCACTTAGTCAAGCCACTCTGCCTAATGCGGGCATGAGCATCCAAGTACCCGCGTTAGTCACCTCAGCCGGTGGCGGCGGCGGTACGGCACCAGTTGTAACTGTAGAGGCTGAGGCCGGGGCGGTAGAAAATACCGGCATGGTCACGGCGTATTTAACTGGTACTGTCAAGAAGTACAGCGGCATGAATACGCTCAGTATAGAATTATTGACTAGATCCGATCCAAACTTCTATGCTGAATTAACAAACCAGCTTCAGCGGGCATATTCTCTTGCCACCGATGCAGCCGTAATCGCTGATATAATCTCCGGCGGCGTACAAGGTTCAGCGGTAGCAGCTACCTCAGCTGGCATTATCAGCTATGTATCAACAGAGTCGGCTAATATCTACAAAAATACTAGCTACTTTGCCCGTAACTATATTGCCGGGCCTTCGCAATGGTCTCTGCTAATGGGCGCAACCGATACCACCGGCAGGCCAATCTATACCGCGATCCAACCCATGAACGCAGGCGGTTCAGCGCTGCCCACGACTATTAGAGGCAATGTGCTGGGCCTTGATCTCTACGTGGATCACCAGATGGTCGCCACCACGATCGATGATTCTGCTTTCATTGTTGCACCCGAAGCGATGACGGTGTACCGCAGCCCACAGGCTTACTTGTCTGTGAACGTTGTAACAAATCTGCAGGTGCAAGTGGCTATTTATGGATTTATGGCAACGATCGTCAAGATCTCAAAGGGTTTAGTGCGATACAACCTAACCTAATAGAAAAAGTAGTCTGATGGGGCCTAAGCCCTTTGGCCCTATCAGACCTAAAAAGAGGGGTGCAAGATGGCGGCTACCTACGTTACGGCGGCAACGCTAAAAGCGTCTTTAGGCGTTGGCACTTTATACGACTCTTATACATGGATAGAGGACACCTGCCAAGCGGCCGAGGATCTGATAAACGGCTTCTTGTGGTTTGATTCTGCACCGGTAGTGGGAACTTCGTTAGTGAGTAACGTAGCTACCGTCATGATAGCCAATCCCGGTATATTCACCACCGGTCAATCCGTCACGGTCGCCGGGGCTGGCTCTACATTCAATGGCACTTTCACCATTACCGGCACGGTACCCTTCAGCGCCGGCACTACTAACTTATTACCAGCTTTTAACTTCCAGCTAAACTACTTCCAATATCCGCAAGGGTTTAGTTTTATACAGTACGCCAAGACAGCCTCGGATCAAAACTTCAGGCGCGTGATACCTAGTGGCAGCATGACCGGAACCGATACAAAGACCACCGGTTACGCTAGTACGCCTGCGATCAATGCAGCGGCGTTAATGCTGGCTGAGAATATCTGGACAAGTCGCTTTAGCACACAAAATGGCGGCGTTAGCGTGGATGGTTATAGCCCAAGCCCGTTCAAAATGTCTAATACGTTGATGGCCTCAATCAGAGGTTTATTAGCACCGTATCTGAACCCTAGCGCGATGGTGGGATAATGACAACGGATCTAACCACCCTGCGCTCTACTATTGCCACGGCACTAACAAACGCGACCGTTTGGAGTACCTACAGCTATCCACCTAGCACCATCGTAGCTAATAGCGTGGTAGTAGCACCCGCCGATCCTTATGTGGTACCGAGCAATAACTCACGCTCAACGATTGCCCCGTTAGCAAACTTCAAGATCATCATGACCGTACCCATGCTATCTAACGAGGGCAATCTGCAAGGTATTGAGGATTTTCTAGTGGCGGTTTTCGGCAAATTGGCCTCTAGTTCTATCGTTTTCAATGTTACCGCGGTTAGTGCGCCAGCGGTTCTAAGCCTGCCGAGCGGTGATCTGCTCACAAGTGATTTACAAATTTCGGTATTAACGAGTTGGAGTTAAAACAATGGCATTAACAGATGAAGAAAAAGCGTTTTTGATCAAGATAGGCCAAGACTTGCCTGCAGAGATCAAAGAAACAAAGAGACAAAAAGAAACACCCACAGAAACACCGACACAAGAGAAAGAGGTATAATCAATGGCCATTTTTTTATCTAATGGCGTAGTAGTAACGCTCAACAGCGTGGCTCTCTCAGACCACGTCACCAGCGCGACTATCAATCGCTCATTTGATGAACTTGAAGTTACAGCTATGGGTGATAGTGCTCACAAGTTCGTCAAAGGTTTAGAAGCTAGCACCATCACTCTAGATTTTCTAAGCGATACTGCAGCTGCTAACGTTAATGCAACTCTGCAAGCGGCTTGGGGTACCACCGTAGCACTCACGCTAAAACAAACTAGCGCGGCTACCTCTGCCACAAACCCGCTATACAGCACCACCGTATTAGTCAATAACACGCAAGATATTAACGGCGCTGTGGGCGATGTAGCTACGCAGAGCATCACTTTTACTTGCAACTCAGCAATCGTAATCACCACAAGCTAACAAACAAACAAAGGGGCAGACAATGGCAAAACTTAAGATAACAAGGGCAGACGGAAGCGTAAGCGAGCATAAGATTACGCCCCGTATAGAGTATGCCTTTGAGCTGTATGTAAAAAAAGGATTTCACCGAGCTTTTGCGGAGGATGCCAAGCAGAGCGATGTCTATTGGTTGGCGTGGGAGTGCTTGAGAAGTAGCGGCGAAGTGGTCAAACCCTTCGGGGCAGACTTCTTAGATACTCTAGCCAGAGTCGAGGTGTTAGACGATGACCCCCCGCAATAATTGGGCGCGGTAATCTCGGTTATTTGATTGCTCA